CTCGAATATCGGACAGGCATTCAATCCGCCGACGACCCGCTCGAATATGTCTTGAGCGACGAGACAGTTGACCGCTATGGCGATGTCATCGCGGTTTCCGGTTGGAAGCTGTCGCACTTCAAGAATAACCCCATCGCCCTTTTCAACCACGACTCGAGCGCGCCCATCGGCGTTTGGGAAAACGTGCGCGTCGAAAAGGGCAAGCTGATCGCGCGGCTGAAAATCGCCAGCGCCTCGGCGAGCGAACGCATCCGCGAAATCCGCGCGCTGGTCGAGGAACGCGTTTTGCGCGCCGTCTCGGTCGGCTTTCGCCCGCTGAAAAGGGAGCCGCTGGAAGGCGGCGGCCCTTATGCCGAACGCTACACGGAAAGCGAACTTGTCGAATGCTCGCTGGTCTGTGTTCCCGCCAACCCGAATGCCTTGCAGATCATCAAGGCGCTCGGCATACCCGCCGCCCGCTCGGCTCTGTACCTCGGCAAGCCCGCCAGTGAGGAACAATTCGCCGCCCGGTCTGCATCACCCGGCAAGCCTGCCCGAGCCCACCTCCCAAGCGGAGGCCGTGCCATGAAACCTACCATCGCAAAGCAGATCGAAGCCGCCGAAGGCGAGCGCAACCGTCTGCAAGACCAACTCAACGATATCCTGGGCAAAGACGCCGACGAGCGGACCGCCGAGGACGAGGTGCTGTTCGGCAATCTGCCGGGCGAAATCGAAGTCATCCACAATCAGATTGTCGGCCTGAAAAACGCCGAGCGCGCAATGGCGCTTCGCGCCTCGGGCGAAGATGACGAACCCAATCGGCGCGCCCTCAATGGCGAAATCACTGCGCCGAATCCGAAGCGGCCCTTTGCCGTTCCGGCCAAGAAAGTCACGCCGAAAGACCTCATCATTCGCGGCGCGGCGATCCAGTTCATGACGCATATCCACAAGGGCGTCTCGCCGCTCGACATGGCAAAGCGCATGTATGGCGACGACGAATCGACCATGTGGCTTATGCGAGCCGTCACCAATCCAGCGATGACAACCGTTCCCGGTTGGGCAATGGAATTGGTCCAGACCGGCATCGCGGAATTTCTCGACACGCTGCCTATCGATTCCGTTTATGGGCCGCTGTCCAATCGCGGTATCCGCTTCACCTTCGGGCGCAATGGATCAATCAAGGTTCCGGCGCGCGCGGCGACACCCAATCTTGCCGGGTCGTTCGTCGGCGAAGGCCAGCCGATTCCGGTTCGCCGCCTCGGCCTGACCTCGATCACCCTCACGCCCAAAAAGCTCGGGGTCATCAGCACCTTTACTCGCGAACTGGCGAACCACTCGACGCCTTCGATTGAAAGCGTCATCCGCCAGGCGATGGCCGAGGATACCGCCGTTGCGATTGATACCGTGCTGCTGGACGACCAGGCGGCAACGGTCGTCCGCCCGGCTGGCCTGCTCTACAATGTGACGCCGATCCCGCCGAGCGCCGCGACCGAGCCTGCGGCGGCTTTCGTCGAAGACATGAAGGCGCTTGTCACCGCAATCACCGCGCAGCGCGGTGGGCGCGATCTGGTCATCCTGCTCAATCCTGCGCAGGGCATCGGCATCAACTTCGCCACCACGGTCAACGGGGAATTCCTGTTCACCGGAGCGGGCGATGCAAGCCAGCGCCTCGGCGTCTCGTTCATTCAGTCGCCGAACGTGCCAGCCGATACCGTCATTGCCATCGACGCGGCGGACTTCGCCTCGGCGACCGGCGATGTGCCCGAGTACGATATCAGCGACCAGGCCACCATCCACGAGGAAGACACCGCACCGCTGCCGCTGACGACCGGCGCGCAGGGCGCGGCTGTTGCCGCCACCCCGACCCGCTCGCTGTGGCAGACCGCCTCCATTGGTGTCCGCATGCTGCTCGACTGCAATTGGGCAATGCGGCGTCCAGGCATGGTGCAAGTTATCGAAGGCGTTGTTTGGTGAGCCTTTGGGGCGCGCGCTGAATCCCGGCGCGCGTCCTTTTCCGCGAAAGGGACCGGGATGGGCAGCGTACTTTCCGGCGTCGATCTCGACAGCTTCGTTCCCGATCCCAATGCCGTTGACGATACCCGACTCCTCGACCCAATCGCCGCCTGGCCGGGCGCTTCCGGCGATGTGATCGTCTCGGCCTTCACCGAGGATGGCACCGCGATAATCCAGCGCGGCCACAACAACGGCCAGCCCGACGATATCTGGACCCGCTCCAAACCTTTCGACGGCGATTGGTCGGAGTGGATTCCCATTGAACCGCTTGAAGCAGAACCAAAGGAGCATTCGCCATGAACGACAAGACCGCCGAGACAAAGCGCGTCGAAGCGCTTTTCGGACCCTTCGCCGGGTCGCAAATGGATATCGCGACCGCCGACGCCGACGCCGCCATTGCGGACGGCTGGGCGCGCGATCCGTTCGCACCGCCGCCCGACCCCAACGAGCCGCAAAAGGAATTTTCAGCAGAAGACCACGCCAAGGTGATTGAGGCCGCCGAAAAGGCCGCCCGCAAAATCAGGGGCGAAGATCAGGAGGATGAATTGAAAGCGAAGAAAGGCGCAAAGAAGGGCAAGGACACCAACGCCGACACCCAGGCAGCCGTTGGCAAGGCTCGCGAGAACCAGATGGAAGCGGGCACCGATGCCAGCAAAGGCTACGAGACGCGGCAGCAGACCACGCGCAAGCCGAAAGCTGATTGATCGTGGCGGGCATTGTCCGCACCGCGCTGGCGCGCATGCTGGCACCCCTCATGCGCACCGCCGACGCGCTTGAGGGCCAGCCGCGCCCTGGCCCTTGGTATGTGCATGACCCCGATGGCTGGCTGCCGCATGAGTGGGGTCAATATCTGAATTACTGGCAGATGGGATACGACCCGATCCAGACGGGCGGGTCGGCAATCGCGCAAGCCTGCATAAACGCCTACGCGCAGACGATGGCGATGTGCCCTGGCGACCATTGGAAGCTAGACGACAAGGGCGGGCGCGAGCGCGTCACCACCTCGGCGCTGTCGCGGCTGCTGCGCCGCCCGAACGATTATCAAAGCCGCAGCGACTTCGTTCTCAATCTCGGGCGCGACCTCTATGGCGAGGGCAACACCTATTCGCTCGCGGTCCGCAACGACCGCAGCGAGGTCGCCGCGCTGCACCCGTTCGATCCGAAACGGTCGAAGCCGGTCGTCGCCGAGGATGGCAGCATTTTCTACCAGCTTGCCGGAAATAACGTCATTGAGCATGGCGCAGCGGTCGGCTCGCCGTCCTGGCTGTCGGGCAGCTATGGCTTGATCGTCCCGGCGCGCGATGTCCTGCATATCAAACTCGACCATGAGCCAGGCCAGCCCTTGCTCGGCATTGCGCCCGCGCGGCATGCCGAGGCGGCCTTGCAGGCGCAGAATCTCATCGGCGGTCAACTGCTGGCATTCTTCGGCAATATGAGCCGCCCGAGCGGCGTCCTATCGACCGAGAACAATCTGTCAAAGCAGCAGGCCGACCTGTTGCGCGAAAGCTGGAACGCGCAGTCCAAGGGCTTGCATGCGGGCGGCGTTCCCATCCTCACCAATGGTTTGAAGTTCCAGCCGATAGCGACCAGCGCCAAGGACTCGGACGTTGCCAATCTGCTCAAATTGAGCGCCGAGGAAATCTTTATGGTCTATGGCGTCCCTCCAGCCATCCTCGGCATGACCGACAAGGCGGCGTTCGCCTCGACCGAGGCGCTGATGCAATTCTGGTTGGCGCGCGGCCTGGGCTTCGCCATCAATCATGTCGAGGTCGCCATAGACCACTTTTTCGGGCTGCGCGGCTGGCCGAACGAATACACCGAATTCGATACTCACGCGCTCCTGCGGGTCGCCTACAAAGACCGCATCGAAGCGCTGGCGCGCGGCACCATCTCGGGAATCTTTTCGCCTGACGAGGCGCGCAATTCCGAGGACTTGCCGAAGACACCTTACGGCGACGAGCCGCGCGTCCAGCAGCAAGTCGTGCCGCTTTCCGCCTGGGCCAATCCAGCAGTCGCGCCGACGCCGCGCCCGGCTCCGTCGCCGCCCGCACCCGGCAACGAGAACGAGCCCGAGGCCGAAGGCGAGGAAGAATCCGAGGCAGCCAGCGCTGCGGAACTGATCCGCGAATTTTCGGAGGGTGCCCGCAATGCCGCTTAACGATTCCTTGAAGGCGCTCGCTCGCGAGATGGGCCAGCGCTTCGCCGCCGAGGCCAGGGCAATGCGCTCGCTTGTGGACGAGCGGCTGACCGACGCGCTCAAGACCCTCCATGACGCGCAGGAATTGCTCGGCGAGACGATAGCGCTGGCAAAGAAGCGCACAGCCGAATTGCGCGACGGCGAGAACGGCCTGCCCGGCGAAAAAGGAGAACGCGGTGAAAAAGGCGAGCAAGGCGAAAGAGGTTTCACGGGCGAGCAAGGCGAAACCGGCCCGGCAGGGGATGACGGCGAGCGTGGCAGTGCAGGGGAGCCCGGCCCGCCCGGTGAGCCCGGCCCGCCCGGCGAACGCGGACCCGCTGGCGAGCGAGGCGTTCCCGGCGAGCCGGGC